TTTTAATAAAAATAAGGGGGCATGTTGCCCCCCTAGTTCTTAATTGAATATATCTGCTAATGTATCATCCGTTATGTTTCCGACAACATAAGCCGTTTTAATTCCGTGCTTCTTGATATATTCCCTTGCTGATTCATTTGTGTGATTGCTTAAAAGAATAACAGGATATTCACCAATGTTGCATGCGGCTATTGCATCAGCCCATGCATTAACTAAAATTACTGCTTCCGCGCTTGGATAGAAATATTCTGCAATCATTGTTGAGGTTTCGTACCTATCTGCGCCATCAATTCTTGTTACTTGGCTTATGTCGGCAATCTGCTTGCTTACTATCTGCGATACTGCACTTGTGCCACCTATGATGATGTATTCCGTATCGTCTGATAGTTTTTCTAAAAATGCTGCTTGCTTTACTGAGATATAATCGCTTACAAGCATTACAGGAAGCCCCGCAGTTGTAGTTGAGATTCCGTCCGCCCAATCTTTGCCGCTTGTGATGATAAGCTTCTTAATATCATTGCTACATTCCTTCAGTACTGCAAGATTCGTATCATATCGATTTGCACCGCTAATAGATTTTACCCCGGTGCCATTCACTTTGATTTCACTACCTATTGTGTATGTTTCAAGCCCGTTTGTTTCCTTGCATTTGTCAAATACGATATTCGCTTTCGCGCTTCTTGCAAGGTAACAAGCAGTGATGCCATCTGCATATGATTCACCATGTACTACAACTTTATTTGCCTTGATATGATCATTAATTATTAAATCTGCGGTTTTGTATCTGTCCTCACCATTGTACCTTTTTATTGTCATATCGTCCGGGATGTTTTTTTTGCTAATATTAGTAGTCGCTCCCGCTTTCTGCGCGTATGCGTACCATGTCGCAGCATCTCCATAAAATACATTAAGATCCAAATTTCCATTCCATCCCGCAAGCCTTCCTTGTGAGCAATACTGATACATTGCGACAAAAGGGAAGCTATGGGAATTGGGAACGGGTGTATTTGGTTCATAACCCTTTGGGGTATTGCTGCCGTATCTTGCAAGCCACAAACCATAATTCCCATTTGCTACTAAACTAAAATCTTGAGATTCTAGCACGCCCAAATATGTATAAAATAAAGGTCTAACCCCTGTTAGTCTGTATACCTCATCTAGCCACTCGCGCGCCCATTCTTGCCCTAGCCATGTATCTGTTTCAAAATCAAGTACGGGGATTGTTGTGCCGTCAAAATAAGCGCCACAATTTGCAACAAACCATCTAGCTTCTTCAGTTCCTGTGCCACCGCAGCCCTCTTCACGCGCAAAGTGATATACCCCTGTTAGCTTGCCTAATGCCTTTGCTTGCTGCATAAAGCCATCACATGCAGATGATACATAGCTTGTACCGCCTGTGCCTTTGATGATTACAAAGTCACAAGGTACTTTTGATAGGTCTAACCCTTCTTGCCATCCCGATATGTCTATTCCATTAAGCATGATTAACCCTCCAAGTCCTTATAGTTTTTAACATTCTCATCAAGTTCCGGCATGCCTTTGGCATTTACAAGTAGCGTTATAATTCCAGCCAATACTGCTGCACTTATTACTTGCCCCCAACGAACCTCGCCTGTAAATGTTGCAGTGCCTATAACACCAAGGGCTGCCTCTGCCATTGTCTTAACGGCTCTAATGCCTGCTTTTTTGCCCCAATCTTTCCAATTTCTGTTTTTCATAATAAATACTCCTTTTTAAAATTACTAAAAAAGGCGGTATGTTACCGCCATAACTAAACTAATTTAATAAATGTTGTATAACAATTGTTCCTACCGAGCCAACAAGCAAAGTTATAACTGCTTGTATAGTTGCATTCCATCGCAGCTTTGGTATGTCCTCTAGTGCATTTAATCGTTTCCCTTGATTCTTGAGTTCTGTTTGGAAGTTTTCTAAATGAACCACCATCGTTGCAATATTCTTTCCCATTTCTTGTATTACTTCGTGTGTTTTTTCGGTAACTTCCATTCGCCTTCTTAGATCTTCGACTGCTTGCGTATTTGCATTAAGCTGTACTATGTCCTTTTCGCGTGTTTGATAGCACTGCGCCTTTGATACGTACTCTTCCATCCTTTACCCTTTCTGTTTTAGTTCTCTTAATCGCATTATTTCGTTAAGCTTGCTACGGGCAAATTCGCAAGCTTTCAATAAATCTTCGTCTTTATCGTCTAGCTTGTCATCGTATAGTGTTTGGGTGCATAAAATGCGCATCACTTCTGTTGTTGTGATGTCTAAAAATCTTTGATAGTAAAACTCGGCTTCCGCTTCTTTTGTTATGCCAAAAGCTTTTGCATGCTCACGTATTGTTAGCCCGTCTAGTTTTTCTTTTATTACATCTGCTGCCTTCATCATTTCCATTGCCCCCTTATTTCAAAATGTGCGTTTATTTCTTCTTTAAGAGTCATATTCCTTGTTGAGTAAATATGCACTTCAAAATTATTTGCATCTGTTTTTTGAGCAAAGTCATTTGTTGACAATAAGAAGCCATTGTATGCGCCTTGTACTAGCGCAACTGTTAAGCTTTTGAATTTGATAGGCAGTTTAACAAATATAACCTTTCGCCACCACCATGATGATATAGCCGTTGAGTTCCCCGCGGGAAATATGATTTTACCATTGCCCCACGCATGCAAATCACCACTTGCGTACTTGCATACAATCCAATTAATGTTGTTATCTTCTGATTTTATTTCTTCCCTTGATATAATAAAATCTGATATTTGATTGCCTTGTATGCTAATGCTTTGCCTAAATTCCGTTTTCAAATTAACGTCAAGCAGTCCTTCGGTTTCCGATACCTTACCAATCGCCATGCCTCGCCCGGATGAATGAAAGTCCATCAACGTAAAGCCGGTTGCGATTAATTGTGTAAATAAAGAATGCGCAAAATCATCTGCTAGTTTTAGTGTTATTTCGTATGCATAATCACTTGAGCAAGGCATTATGATGCTGTCGCTTACCTTGTATGCGTTAAGCTTTATGCTGCGTTGTTCCCCATTTGTCAGCCCTTGCCTCTTCAGTGTCGCGGTTAATTCCCTTTTATTCTTATTATTTAAACTTGATACATCAACATCAAAGGTTATCTTCACAAAATCACCGTTGCCATCCTCTAGTCCATTTGCACGGCAACGTTCAATCTTTGCTGCTGCTATTGTTGGAATATGCCATTCAAGGGCTTCTATCTTCTTCTCTGTGGTTCTTTGTCCTTGCCTTGAATCAAGCACTTTGCCTATGATGTTGTGAGTTGTATTTGTAATGCTGATTGTTTGAGTTCCTGTATTGTATGTTAAATCATCTGCAATTATGTTTTGTGTCAGTAAGCTAGCACCATACTTAAATGTATTATTTAATGTGATTTTAGCTTTAGATTGATACTGTACAAAGCCGCCATACTTCGCAAAGTTTCCTGTTTCGTCCTCAATCTTAATTTCGCAATCCGGTAACATATCCGGTGTAGGTTTTACATTGACAAGTGGCGCATCAACTCTTCCTAATGAATTTGCGCCATTGAACGTAAATGCCCTTATAAGCAATTTAACATTGGAATTTGGGAAGTAACTCTTCCAACTTTCCGGCAATGTCCACATCATTCGATCTTCTACATTCTCGCCAATCTTGGTGTATGTGTTTGGATCGTTATTTGCCATTGCGTACAATTCGTGCTTAAATGTATTTACTTTTCTATTTGTGAAAATTTCGATTGATTCACCAAACGTTATTTCTTGCTTTGATGTTGTGGGCCAGGATGCTCGCGGTATTTCGTTCAAATATGTATAGTCTGATGTTGTGAACGTGCCAACAATTTTAGAATCAAAGCTTGCAGAAGCTGTTAATCGTTTTGTGCCGTTCGGTTCGTGTTCTATCCATACACTTACGCTATGAATTACTTGTGATGAGCCGCGAACATAGTAGCGCGTTGAAAAGGGATAATTTTGCCCATTTACTGTAAGCACCCCTGTGCCGTTTGAATGTTCCGCATAATATCCGGCTGTTGCATTCATACTTAGATACACATTAACATATGTGCGATTATTTATTTTATCTTGCCGCCCGGGTGAAAACCTAATACTAATATAGTAGCCCATTTAATTTACCACCTTTACAAATGATAGATTGCCGTTTTTCCTTGGAATAAAAGCAAAACGGCCTAGTTTCAAGCTATTTAAAAATTCGCCATCAACTGCATAAAAGTTTCTATTCTTCCAATATGCAACTTCTGCTCCATTGTCCAAAAAGCTTATTCTGTCATTGTCTATTTTTATACAAATGTTGCTTTGCGCAGTTCCTACTTCGCCAATCGTAACTCCATCTTCTCCAAAATGTAGATACTTCTTGATTTTTAAAAATTCCGCTGCCGTTCCGCTTTGAATTGCTGATATATCTTGAATAAAACGATTATATGCAATTTCAAATTCATCTTTTGAAGTAAATTTTGATATTCCCTCTTCACTTATCAGCGCTTTTGATTCGTCTTTCGTGTAGTAGCTTTCTTTTAATGTGTCGCGTATTCCGCCCGCAGTTTCTTCAATTTTGCGTTCATATTCGCTTTTTACAATATTAAAGCTATCGTTCAGCTTCGATTCTAAATCAGCTTTAACAATCTTGTCTTTGTTGTCTATGATTTCTGCAAGCTTCTTGCGTTCCTGTTCAAGCTGCTTTTCGATTTCTGCCTTTTGCGTATCTGTTAAATTGTCTTTGTTTTGCTCAAGTTCGCTGATTTTGTCGCTTACTTCCTTTACTCTTTCTGCAAAACTTTGTGTTTTTGTGCTTATCTTTTTAACATCGCTTTTAGTGCCATTTACGATTGATTCCACTGTATCTATCTTTGCATCTTTGTTTACTTGATATTCCGTTAAAGTAGCGGTTTTGCTTCCAATCTGCAAATTATTTTCAGCCGGATTGAGCAAGTTAAGATGTAAACTGTTAATCAAATATATGTCGTTGATTCCGTGATATGGTGATATGATTTTGATTTTGTCGCCCACCCTGTAACTTTTATATTTTGAATCGAGTGGTGCTAGATCTGCTGCAGATATTTCAAGATTAACACCCAATTTAACCCATTCAGCAAGCCTTTGTTTTGCTTTTATTAGTAGATTGCTTGGAAGTGTTACATCTTCCCATGTTTCAGTTCTAATAATAAGCCCGTATTTGTTTACCGCCTCTTCATCTGTAATATATTTCTTGCCCGTGATTTCTTCAATCGTGATTCGTTTGTCTGTGTCCTTATCCTCTGCACCTAGTGGCAATATAGCTGTTGCAATGTCTGCTCCCGCAATTGTTCTTTTTATGTCAGTTAAATTCAAGCCAAATTGCACGTTTTGATTCCCTAGTTTGTCCATGTCCTTTAGATAGTCAATATATGCGCCATCCTCTTCATGTCTTATAACTATGTAGCCGCCTAGCATATCAATTAGCTTCTGTCTAATCATAGTTAAACTATCCAAATATTCTTTAGATTCCCTTACGATTAGATTATTTGGATCTGTTACTGTTACTACCCCTATTTTAAACCTTTTGTGCTCATCCACTTGTTTGTTGTGCGCTGCGATTATGCCATTTAAAAATACGGGTATATCCCCTTTAAATTCAAAGGGGTCTTGAATGGAATCTTTAAAATAAGATAGTTCGCCTTCACAATAGATTCTTTTGTTGTTATAAAAATCAAATTCAAAATCTAAAACGCGGCCTTGGAAGATTAAATCATTATTATCATAAAGCTTTATAACGTGCTTTAATCTTTCTATTCGATCTATGTATTTATGACTTGCGGGAAGTGTGATTGTTAAGCTTCCCGCCTTGTTTAGCTCAAAATCTGCATTGCCACTTAGAATTTGCAGTGCGGGGTTGCTTGCATCATATATAGTTAGGTTGTTATACTCAATTCTATACATCATAGCACCCCTTCTTCATACTCCATTTTTACTTTTCCGGTTCCTTTTATTTTTATTTGATTGTGGCCTGGCTTTAGCACTAATTCATCAACGGAGAATTTCCCCGCCTTTTTAGTGATTGCAATATTGCCCGCTTCAATTGTGATTTCGTTTTCATTTTCCATATAAGGACTTACAGGCATATTTATTTCAAACTCCTTTGTAACTCCTTCGGCAGTGGCTGTGAGTTCTATCTTCTTTGTTCCTGTAAATCTATACGGGTATACATCTACCGATATTGTTAGCCTTTTAAATCGCAAGCCGTCCTCTTCAGCTTCAATCTGTCCGGTCCCTTTGAATACCCCGTTAATATCGCTAAAACTTATATTAACTCTTTTGCCGTGGATAATACTGAATATGCTATCCCTTGCCGCTTCTAATTCTGTTTTTTGGGTTTTATGAATGCATACTGTGAGCCGTATTGTTCGATTGTCATAGGTTGGATAACCTGTTATTGCTGATGTATAATCAAGCACCCCATTTCGCCCCGGTATAGTTTCCGTTACTCTGCGCATTTGGGGCGCGGTGATTTCGCGCCCTTCCAAATATGCATCGTATTTTGATTGTAGATCTATGCCGTTTATCATCACTTTATACATTCTTATTGCCTTCTTTCGCGTTCGGATATTATCCCCATATTTTTATTGATTCTTTGCGTTGCAAAGTCTGCAATAGCATTAACATCAATAACAACGTTTGAATCTTTATTATTGATTGCAGTTATAAGCAAGCCCATCAATTCTGCCATTTGCTTATATGTGATTCCTTCGCTTTGCTTTGTGTCCTGTGCCTGTTGTGTTTGACTTAGCGGCTTAAAAGCAAAGCCCGCTGTCCTTGTTGATGTAATGCCCGCAAGTTTAGAATTTATTGCGCCTATCTTGCTTAGCTTGTCTTGTGCATTTATCAGTGCTATTTCGCCCAATTCTTCCGATGCTTTCGCAACATCTTTTCCGGTTGCTTCAAGGCCAATTGCAAAACCTTCTCCACCAAATTTACCAATCTTTGCAAATTCCCTTGAAGGTGAGTGCTCGTCTAACCTTTTTTTTGCAGCATATAGCGCTTGCTCTGCTATGCTTCTCGCTGCATTTGTCGCAAGCCACATTGCGTTACTTAAACCACTCGCAAAACCCGCGCCCGCGTTATATCCCGCATCATATAAGCTTATAGCTTCAGCGCCTGTTCTTCCGGCGCCCCCTAATCTTTGACCCGCAATATTTGCTACATAATTTGTTGCATCTAGGCCTTCTATATATTTACCGCCAAATAATGTGCCTGTGTCGTATGCCTTCGCTGCTTCCGCATCTGCTGAATCTTTTGCACCTTTAGATATTTCGCTTGCTTTATTTGTCACATCGCTTTTGCGTTCATCCATGCCGTTTATCAATTCCGTTGCAGCTTCAGTTCCTGTTTTGTTCATATCGCTTGGCATGTCCGCAACTCCTGTTTTAACGGCTTCGTTAAGTTTGATTGTTGCTTCGCTTAGAGGAATTTCCCCGGATAGAATACCCGCTTGCAAGTTTTCGGGAATTTCAATTCCTTTTTCTTTTGCATTTTGTACGGCTGAATCAAAATCTATAAGCGCTTTTAATTCATCAATTGTGCTTGGAATTGTATATCTTCCTTCGCGTATTCCGGCTTCAAGCGATTTTGGAATCTTTATTCCCGCAGATTCTGCAATGCCTTGCAGATTCGTTAAAGCGCCCGCCTGTATTTCCATTGTATTGTTCCACTTTTGCGCTTCTACAAGTGCGCTTGCCATGCCTTCATAATAGCCATCCATGTCGCGCCCTAATTTCTTATAAGTTTCTACAAGTGTGGATAGTTCGTTGCGTTCTGCTTTCTTGAGGTCTGTACCCTTTTCTGTAAGCTTATCTATTTTTTCTTTTACTTCAGCGCGTTCGGCTTCTGCTTGTGATAGCTGCTGTGTATATTCTGCGTATTTCTCAAGTGATTCGGTTGCATTCTGCATATATGCATCAGCAAGCGCGCGTTCCTTCATTGCATCAATTTGCTCTTTAATTGCATTGGTGTTGTCAACAACTTTGCCTGTATTGTCGTAAAGCTTATCACCTTCTGCATCGTATGTAAGGTTGAGCCCTTCTACGCTTGCATTAAGCTTATCTACATACGTTTGCATTAATTGTTTTTGAGTTGTTGATTTATCTTCAACTCCAATCAGCGAGTTTAATCTTTGGCGGTACATTTCTGCACTTTGTGCATTAGCATTAACCTTTTCAACTGCTGCTTCATGCGCGCGTGCCATTTCGTCTACCGCTTTACGTTCTTTATGCGCGTTTTGATATGCCGTGTAGATAGCTGCGCCCAATCCTACTATGCCCACTGTTGCGATTCCTATAATTGGTGCAAGCAGTGATAATTTTGCGCCAAACGCGCCAACTCCCGCTGTCGCGGTATTCATTACTTTGAGCCCATCTGTGCTTTTCGTCAGCCCGTCAACTGTCTTTGTCAGCTTATCTGCTGATTCTTTTGCGTTTTTCGTAAATTTAAGCATCCCGCTTAAATGTGAAAAGCCTTTTGATAATGTCCCCATGCCTTGTGATAGCTTGCCTAACGTGATTAATGTTGGCCCCGCTACTGCACCAATCTCTATAAGCCTTACAATAAAGTGCTTTGCTTCCGGGCTTAAATCTTTTAGCCCTTTTGTAAAGTTCTTTATATTTCCTACAATCTCTTTTATTTCGGGTAAGAACGTGTCGCCTAATTCCACCCCGATTTCAACAAATGCTGCTTTTAGCTGTTGCAATTGTGCTGCCGTTGTTTGATATTTCTTTTCAGCTTCAGCCGTTAAGGCTTTATTTTCGCCCCATGCTTTATTTGCTGTCGCTGTTGTTTTCGAAAATAATTCGGATGCTGAAGATAATCTCTTCATTGTGTCACTTGTTCGGATATTTGTAATGCCCAAATCTTCAAGAAGTACGTTTAAATTCTCTCCGCCCTTCTTAGCATCGCCCATTCCACTTATTACCTTTTGGAATGCCCCGTATGCATCCTTTTCCCATGCGCGCTTAAAATCGCTTACACTCATGCCCGCGGTTTCCGCCCATGTTGATAAGGTTTTCCCATTTGTCGATACAGCTTTATCAATTTCTGTTAGTATTCTTGATACAGCAGATCCACCCGCTTCAGCTTCTAAACCTACCGATGATAGCGCTGTTGATAATGCTAATATCTGTTGGTCTGTAAACCCAACTTGCTTACTACTTGCTGCAATTCGCATTGCAAAGTTAACAATATCTGCCTCAGTTGTGGCAAAGTTGTTTCCTAAATCTACAATTGTAGAACCTAACCTCTTATAGTTATCTGCCGTAAGTCCTGTTATATTTGCATACTTTGCGAGTGCGCTTGCTGCTTCTTCTGATGATAGATTGGTTGTATCGCCTAGCATTACCATTACACGTGTGAATTCCAAAATATCATCCGTCTTTATGCCTAATTGTCCGGCTGCTTCTGCAACTGCTGCTATGTCGGTTGCAGATGATGATGTTTCCTTGGACAAGTCAAGGATGCCTTGCCTTATCCTCTCTAGTTGCTTTGGTGTGCCGTCTACTGTCTTTGTTACACCCGCCCACGCGGTCTCAAAATCTATTGCCGAGCGAGTTGCGGCATATCCAATGCCTAGAAATGCCGTTGAAAATGGCATAAGCTTCTTGCCCGCAGTTTCCATCTTTGTGCCTATCTGCTGAAACGATTCACCCAATTTTGTAAGCTTGACTGAGCCCAAACGTTCATACTCTGCTTTAAACCGCTTTAGCTGTTGTTCAGTCTGTATTATTTCACGTCTTAGCGCTTCAAATTCTGCTTGCCCATTTTCTTTGCTTTTAAATTCTTCGCTTAGTTGCGCTTCTACTGCTTGCAAAGCCTTTAGCTTTGATGTTGTTGCTTCAACGCGCTCTGCAAGAGCCTTTTGCTTTTGTGCTAGTAGTTCCGCGTTCCTTGGATCAAATTTCAGATTGCGGTTAATATCGCGGAGGGCTTGACTAACACTCTTTGATTTCTGCTTAACTTCTGCCAATGCTGTATCAAGCTTAACTGTCCTCGCGCCAAATTCAATTGTTATGCCCTTGATATTCTTACCAATTGCCATTTTGCCCCCCGTTACTTTTACTTAGCCCAAAAAGGCATCCCAATCATTTTGAGATGCCTTTTTTGTCCTTATTCTTATTTCCTCTTCAGTTGTTGATTCGTTGCTGTATTCCATTACAAAATCAACAACTTGTCCAATGTCCAATTTGCTTATGCCTTCCAACGACAACCCGCGTTGTGTCGCGCCTATCAGTATTTGATCTAGGTTTATGCTACTTTCAAAATCTTCGTCAGAAGGCTTTTTGCGTTTTTTTCGCTGATTGTTGATTCAATCACCGCGGTGATTACTTCCTTGCCTATTATGTCAACGGGCAAGCTTTTAAAACTCTTTATCCACTCGTGCGGACTTGGTATTGAATCGTCAGCATTCTTTGCAAGCGCCCACGCAATCTGATATATCGTGATTGATTCTGCAACGGCAAGTGAAATAAGTGCCTCTTCCAATACTTCATCTTTAGCAAGTGCCTGTAAGTATTGTGCGGTTGTCATTTCCCCCGTTTCGCCATTTGGGGCAATAAAACTTGCATTAATCTTCAATATAGCTTCTATGAATGGCAGCAAATCTGGCAGAATATCTCTGCCAAATTGCTGTCGATAAATAAATAACCACCATATTGTTGTGTCAATCTTGAATGACTGTTTATTGGTTAATTTTATCGTTTTTACCATCTTTTATACCTCTATACCCCCGGTGCTGTTGTGCCTAGTGGCTTTGGCGGTGCTGTGAAGAAGTTGTTGTATGCTGCATCACCCGGTACAAAAGTAACTTTTGACTGTCCTGTTGCTGAATCGCCTACAACTGTAATGTCGATTGATTCAGTTTCCGGGGTCTTTGAGTTCTTCTCCATTGTCTTGTATTCTTTCTTGATTGTGCCTAGTGCCACGTTGTAAAAGATAGTTCTTCTTGCGTGTGCATCGCCCTTGCCCTCAAATGCAATGTATACGTTCTTCTTTACCGGGTTATTGATTGTAGCAATTCCCCCGTCTGTGCGCTTTACTGCGCCTAAAAACTTTGTTTTAAATTCATCCGGGAATCTTGCCATTGTTAGTGTGCCTTTGAACCCACTCTCGCTATATTCCGCCCAATATGTGCCGTTATCCGCTGAGAATGTATTCTCTGATGTCTGCGGATCTGCGCTCAAGCTTACTGCTCCCGCAAGCTTAAAAGGTGCGCCCATTGTGATTGCTCCGTCTGTGCCCACTTCATAAGTTCCGATTGTTACTTTTTCAAGTCCAAATTCAACTCTATTTGTATCTGCCATCTTATCCTCCTATTATTTGATTGCTTTAATTTTCTTTATCGTATCTTGATAAAATTCATCTGTGTATTTTTCTTCAACGGGTTTAATGTGCGGGATTGCCTTTGTTCTTCCGCCATTTCTCAAAACATGCCCAAATTCGAGCAAGTGGGCAAGTCTATAATCTTTTGCATTGTGTACTACATATTCCACGCGCCCCGATATTAAGCTTTTGGGTGTTGCCTTCCACCCCTTATAATATCGCGGTCTACGTCGCGGACTTGTTTGCTTTAGTTCATTTGCTGCCCTTTTTGCGCTTTCGCTTGCCACTTCTTTAACTGTCTTATTTACCTCTTCAGTATAATCATCTAGTATTGCCGCAAGTTCCTTTTCAAGATCCATTATTTGCCCGCCTTTTGTGCCTGGCCAATTGTGTGAATCTTTACTTCGCTTATGTACCCTTTGCTTATTGCCTGTTCTTCTCGTTCCTTATCCGTAAATGCCACTATGCTTAGTGGCTCAATTACTTCACCCGTCTTAGAATCTCTTAGCATTTGCGTTGTTATATATAGCTTATCCATATATAGCCCCCTTTAAATATCAAAGCTTACAATGTATATGCCTTCATCTGTTCGCGCTTCGCCTGTCCAATCCCAAATAATGCCCTCTTCAGAAAATACATTTATAAGCTTATCTTCCTGTGCTGTGTCCTTGCCTTCCGTACAAAGTTCAACGTCAAATTCTCCATCCGATTCATAAACAACATTATCTGCAATAAAGTTATCAAAATTGCGCCTTGTGAAAACTATATATGGAAGCCGTGGTGCTTCGCCTATTGGCCATTCCTTGTACGTTACAGGAAGCCCCGTTTTTTTTAGCACTTCAAAAACCTTAGATTGCTGCATCTGTCATGCCCCTTTCTATTGCTTTTAGTTCCAATTCTTCATCCGCATAGTTGATGTTGTCTACAAAATTGATATTGTATTTCTTGCCTTTAAAGATAATGCGGTAACTTGATTTTGTTTCGTTGTTCAGCCCCGGCATGTACCTTATGTAAAATTTTAGTGTACCTTGCTCGTTTGTCTGTCCGGCAATAAAATATTCTTCTCCGTGCAGATTCTTAACATTTGCAAATACTCTTCTAAATTCCACCCATTCGCTCTTAGTCCAACTGCCATCATTATTTTGTATTGCGTTGCCTTTTCGCTCTAAAATTATTGGATGTCTATACACTTTATTAAGCTTCTTGTTTTGCTTTTGCATCGTCTATCGCCTCCGCTAATTGCAAGCGCAATATTTCATGTGTAAAGCATTCTTCAAAATGCTCGCTAAAGTTATTGTAATCGTATCTGCAATAATCAAGCAGCAATGCCCTTGCTTCTACATTTTTATCAAAATCAATTGTTGTACCTGTTAGCGCATTTAACTTGGACTGCCCACGTTTGAGGCAGTCCGTTAAGTGTGCATTTGATTCATCCCACGTTATCTGCAAAGCCCTCTTCAGTTCTTCAAGTAACGTTTCCATGATTACTTATTCCAATCTGCAATGTCAAATACAAGGAAGTCCTCATCTGCGTAAGGTCTGCCCGTTGCGTGTTGCTTTGCAAGATATACAGTCTGATCTTCAAGGAATCTATATTCCTTTGATGATTCAAGCTTTAGGCTTGAGCCAATTCCAAAGAAATATCTTCCTAGTTCGCCCGCAATAAGCTTATCTTCGGGAACGGCAGCGCATGGAATAATCTCACCACTAAATGGCAACTGCTGCTGTATGAATTTGCCCTGCTGATCTAGTATATTCATAATGCCGTACATCTTGGAATAGTACGTTGTTGGGTTCACAAGAATTGCTACTTCTGATAGTGTACCCGCTCTATCTGTTGATAGTGGCGCAAGAATCTCTTTGCCTATTGTAGCCGGTGTAAAGTCTTTTAGTTTTGGGGTTGCCTTTGCAGCATGTACTCCCGCTGTTACGTCAGCAAGTTTCTTCATCACGCCAATTGGCTTGTTATTTCCATCGCCTGTAATGATTGCCTCTTCAAGTGCAAGCGCAATTGACTCTGCGAGAATAGTTCTTGTGTACTTGTCAATCCATTCTACACTTAGTGCAAGCATGTCATTTGCAATTGGAACGTATGCTGATACCTTGCACTGTACTGTTGATATTACTTCAAATTCTGTGTCAAGTTTCTTCTTGATTTCCTCTGTTAGTGCGCCCCAATGTGCCGCTGCTACCTTGCCCTTACGCAAGATCCATTCTGTTGTGCCTGTTGTATTTACAAAATTAATCTTTGATAGTAGAGGATGATTCTGCTTTAAATCATCAAATACCCTTTCAAATATTGTTCTTGGAAATGGCAATTTTTCAAAAGAGCCTTTCTCCTTAACCTCGTTGTAGAAGTTGCGCTCTTCGGATGTTAGCGGCATAATTCCCCTTCTTGCAAGTGCCTCTGCATCTGCATTTGTAATGTCAATGCTCTTTGCTTCTGCAATAATCTTATTCTGTATTGCTTCATTGTTGCGTACGATATTTTCAACAATCATGTCTGCAACATCCTCTGCAGTGCCATTTGTTAGCGCATTGACAATTTCGTCTTTGTTCATCACGTTCATTTCATTTGTTAGTGCCATTTTATTTACCTCCTAAATTTTGACAATATTGCTTTGTCGGTTTCCTTGTTCCTGTACTTTTCTAAAATTGAGTTTTTAACATCAAGCGCAGATTCATTGCTTACACCCTCTTCAGTGTCCGGTGCTGCTTCGATGATTTCGTCGCAAAAACCTAAAGTCAAGCACTCTTCTGCTGTCAAATATGTTTCTTCGTAAATCATTGCTTTTAGTTCTTCTTTTGTTCCCTTAAAGTGATTCAAGTAACTTGCTTGTACGGCTTCATCAAATTTCTCTAATGCTTCTGCAACTTTGCGCAAATTTTCCGCATTACCATAAGCCATACATGCCGCTCTGTGAATCATCATTAGCGAGTTAGGATACATCTTGATTTTGTCGCCCGCCATTGTGACAATGCTGCCTCCACTTGCTGCGATTGCATCGACAATAATTGTTGATTTTATCTTGCTGTCCTTTATGTAGTTCCCGATTGCAACGGATGTATATACATCCCCGCCCTTTGAGTTTATGTGAATTTCTACTTCATCCCCTTGTATATCTGCAAAGGCCGTCTTTACTTCTTCCATGGTGATATATTCACCCGGCTGTGGTTCACCTGTCCAATAATTGTGCGGTATTTCTTCCACAATCTGCCCGTACAAGTATAGCTTCGGGATTCCTTCCCCCTGTACCAATTCACAACGCGGTGTAAATTTTATTTCCGCTGCTATTGCTTTTAGCTGTGTTGCTTCCATTTCTTCCTCCTCCCCTTTTGTTTTTAAATATAAAAAGGGCATTGCTGCCCTTATTACCTTATTTACTTTGACTGCTCATAATTCTTGGTGATGTAGTGTTTCTTTGATTCGTCTGTTCTGAGCGGTTCTTTTCCGATTAGTTCGCGGTTTTCGTCTATGCTGTGAACCCCATTCCTTGTAAGTATATCAATTGCATTTGCTACATCGCTTAAACTTGCTGCCTTAGCTTTGCTTGTATTCACCCTAACATATGTATTGTTGAGATAGTTCTCTTTTGTGTATAGCTTTGCATTGAGTTCATTTTCTATGTTCTTTGCAAGCGGATCTACACAAAGATTTACAAAAGCTTTAAGCTGCTCGGATATTTCAGTACCTGTTCCCTTGAGTAGCTGTGGTGGTATTTGAAATGCCCTGGCCACAAAGTCAAATACATCATCCATTAGATTTTTAATGTCGCGAGAATCTGTGCCATTCTTGTATGATTCCTTTGATAGTTCATCGTATTCAAGCCCGGCTGTTAGCGGCAAGATTGCGCCCGCATCTGCCTTGTAAAATTCCTTTAGTCTTATTTCGATTAAGTCTTTAAGTTTCTTTTGTGCATCTTCAGTTTGTGGGTATGCAGTTCCAATCTTTAATATTCCACGCTTCGCATTATTTCGCTTATAGCTTGCCTTTGATAGTTCAATTATTTTGCCATAATCGTTGTAAAGTGACGTGATTAAGCTTGTTGCATTTTGATTATTGTTTTTTAAATGAATCACTTCTGATTCCTTATATGATGCTGATAGATTAAAGCCATTCACGATAATATCTTTATATGTATTTTCATAGAATGCAGAATCTGTGCGTGTGAATGAATCTGCAATATAGATATTGCTATTTCGCTTTATAATCAAGCACTCATTGTTGATTATTAGCTTGGCAATAGCTTTCTTCCAAAAGATTGTTGACCCCTCGTTTTGATTAGGCTTTAGATTAAGCATATAATAATCTTCCTTTTGTGTTGGTTGCCCTTTTGCATACGTTTCAAATTTTGATAAGGCAATTGCATTTCCAATTAAGTTAATCGCACTTTGTAATGCTAATTCCTTTGTTGCCACTTGTCCGGTTAATTCTTCCAAATTTACATCGACTTGTGCGCCTGTGCCTTTGTCAAAAATTCGCCCTAAAAAATCTATAACATAATTTCTTAGCCCCATTTTATCCCCCTTTATAGTGTGATTAGCCCTAGATCTAATACTCCCGTATCTGCTTCCTTTAGTTCATCGTTCAATTCGGTTGCTATAAGTCCATGCAAAAATGAAAAGAAGCCATCTGTTTTACGCAAAATAGGCTCAATCTTTTCGTATGACTTGTTCCCCTTTTTATCTGTACGCACGGCAACATTCCAAATGTACCATCGCATTAGCTTGTTATTTTCAAATGCTATCGTGCCATTAGCAAACATGCCTGTTATAATTGGTGCAAGTAGTGAATGTGTTACAGTTCCATTTGGTACACCTACTAATTCTAGCCCGGCTTTTTCAAATTCTTCTTTTAAAGCGACAAATTTGAACCTGTCAGCATACACCTTCTTAACGTGATATGTTTTTGCTTGGTTTTTAAACCAATCAACAATCACGCGCGGAGATATTACCGGGTCGCCACTTACAATTGTTACAAAACCATCTTTTACAAGTTCTTCAACATTTATTTTATAGTCTTTTAGCTTTAAAGATTCTGCATGAATAAAGGTATGCTCTTTGTAGTAGTGCATTCCGTTACGCTTAAAAATAAGCCCAACTGAGCAAAAGTCCCTTAATTCTGCAAAGTCTACTGCGCCTATGCATGGAGAATTTTCCATACTTGGCCAAACGTGAGAACATGCTTGCATTAAGCTTTCCCATGTTGTCACTGTTTTTTCTTTTGACGCGTATGCAAGGTTTAACCTCTTCAGTATAAATTTTTCTTTCTTGTCCTCTATGTTCTTTGCATTCGCATATTCTTTCATTACTTGCCGTCTTAATGTTTCGTCATAACGCAATCGCGGTATTGCTTTAACAAATAAGTCTGGCTTCCCAAATTCCTGTATATTGTCCATCTTGAAAATAAAAGGGAATCTGCCGTTGTGTGGGGTTTCCCCTGTCAATATTTCCAATGATTCTCTTTTTAAATCGTCGATAACTGCATCTCTTACGGATCCGTCTGTTGTCAAATATATGATACGTGGCTTTGCAACTTTTCCTAGTCCACCTTCTAAAACTGTGATTAAATCATAGTTTTGGTACTCGTGTACCTCGTCAAATATGATTGCGCCTTGCCTTCCTCCGTCTTTCGTCTTTGCATTAGATGTTAAATATCCCAATGTTGACTGCGTTGCTTTATTATAGATTTTTTGCAAATTCCATCTGTATAACTGCTTGTATTTTTTAGGGTTTGATTCCAAAATATCATATACCTCGGTAAATGATGTTGTGGCTTGCTTTTCTGAATTTGCAACAACATCTACGTCATATTTTCTTACCCCGTTATATTCTGAGGTTAGATACATGCTATCCATTGATGCTGTGCCATTCTTTCCGGTACCGCGCCCCCACAAGTTGAAGTTTTCGTTGAAAACGGGATATTCCGTTCCCTTTTCATAAAGGCCGTAAAATATTGCAAATCTAAAAAGCTGATAATCATGCATTTTGAACGGGAAGTTGCGATGCAGCATTGATACTGCCTCTTCAGTTGCATTTGCTCTAAATTCAATATTCTTATCATCAAGTATTTCGCGTATAAATGGCATTAAAAGTTTTTGTTCTCTGCAAGCGGGAATTTGTGCTTGTTCCACCTTTCGCATCCAATCAGTTATGAATGGGTGATACGGGTATGTCCTACGAGCCATTATAGTTTTACTTCTTCTTCCTCAATTGGAATATCTGCCCCTCTTAGCCCTAATTCGGCTAAAATTTTAAGCATTTGATTATTAACTTTTGTTAATTCTGTTACAGATTCATTCTTTTTTTTGCCAAATTGGGACGGCCCATTATTCCATCCAACTGTTACTCCACGTTCCCTTATATCATCAATCAATCTATTCTTTACGTTCCACAATTCAATATAATCTTCTACGAGTGATACGTATTGAGTTTGCTTGTCCATGCCCCTTTGCTGAAGCTGTTTCATTAAATCATTTTTTAGTTTATTTGCCGTGATTTTTGCCATACGTTTCACCCCCTTTTTTGATTGTACCCCCTCCCCCTCCCACGTTTATATGCGCGCGGAGATTTTTCCGGAGCAATGACCCTGTCTCGTTTCCCGTTGTCAGAAAAATTCAAAATATTTTTAGTGGGGGGTATTATCTTTTATTCAAATTTTGCCTTATGATATTTTGATTCATTTTGCACCTTTTCCGGGTGCGCTTTGTCATGGCAACTACTACATAATGCAATTAGATTATTGTTATTCAATCGCAAGCTGTAATTGTTCCGCAAGTGTTTAATATGATGTATATCAATCCTATCTGTTTTAATACAAGATACTTTGCCTTGCTTCTTACATTCTTGGCATTCATAGTTATCGCGTTTCAATATCTCTTCGCGTTTTAACTTCCATGCTTTTGTTTTGTAGAATCTTTGTATTTGTTCTTTTGTCGCCTTGTCTTTCATTTCTTTTTATAAAACAAAAGCACCTTGATTTCCTCAAAGTGCTTTTGCGTTGGTATGCTTATATAAAGAAGATCGTTACATGAGGAAGTGTCGCCCTTCACCTTCTCACAATACAAATATACCATGTATATTTTCCCCTATGTCACAATATTTTAAAAATCATATAATTTTTAAATTCATTGCTACGTGAAAAATAAATCTCGCCTTGTAGTTCCCGTATGTGTTTTTCGCTGCATCGTTCGGATAGCGCTTGTAGATTGTTATATTCTCCCATACCCCCTTGCGGTATTCGGGCGGTATTGTTTCGAGCGCCTGTTCAATTGCTTTTATCTTTGTTATATATATATCCCTCTTCAGTGCCTTTGCTTCTATCATTCCCGCTGTGCCTGTGCCTTTTGGCATTCCGTCGGGCGGTGGTGGTGATTCTTCTAGTATTGCTTGTGCGCTCTCTTTTAACCTTTTGTAATCTCTTATTATCCATATCGTGGCATTGTATGCTTCGCGTGGTAAGTGATACTTATTATTGTGCTTTCGTTGATATTCTTTCATCGCATTCTAAAATTGCTTAGCAAAAACTAAACTGTACCTCCCCTTTTGTTTTCTTTATAGCTTCCTCGCGTACCCTTTTGCCGCGTGGCCATACTTTATACTTGCGTGGTTCATCAATCGCAATCTCGGTATATTCAAGATATTCTATTCCGGTAACAGGATGTTCATATCTGCGTATCGAGTCTTTGTCTATGTAATAGCCCTTTATTGGTTGTGGATCTTCAAATAAGAGATATGCGTTTACAGGTTCTCGCTTGATGATAGGCATTTCAAGATTGCGACTGCATGCATATCTTCTCTGCACCGGGCAATCATCTTCTCTAAATGTCTTTTGTGTTTCTTTGATTAAATAATTAGCAAGCTTTTTATAATCACCGCTATTATCAAGCAAGCTTGTGCGTACCCATCCTTTGCCCCATTTTTCGTTTACTAATTCTGCATTTACTGTATTTATAATAATGTGGTGGTGTATTCTGTGATTGTTATATTCTGTTACCGCCACCCACTTAAATTTTTTACCTAGTGCAGTACGCATTCTTCTTATAAAATTCTTTAAATCTTTCTTTGCTTCCTGTGTTGTTGGAAGATACTCCCCATACGTCAATGTATAGTGTGCGCTGCCCTTGCCAAAATTGTGGTTAATCTTTCTGCGCAAATTTCTTTCTGCGATAATATCATTATTTTTTCTTACAGCCTCTTCAGTCGCGTTTGTTCGCTTTCCTCTTTTTCCTTTATGATTTCCGCTTGGCATCTTGAGTATTCTTTCAATTGTTCTGCCCGCTATACATGTTTCTCTTATCGCAAAATGTTTTATCATCTTTATACCGTTCCTTTACTAATACTCTTATCAAGTCTTAATGCAAGGCTTTCACTTGCGCTGCTTTTCTACATATATATATGTAGTTATTTTATAAATTGAATTTTATTTGCGCCTTCTCTTCTTCCAAACGCGCTTTTGCTTTTTTATAATATTCTTTGTCGATTTCAAACGCAGTTATCTCAAAACCCATTCTGTGGCATGCTATAAGACTGCTGCCGCTTCCCGCGTGTGTGTCCAAAATCTTATCGCCCTTATTTGCGTATTGACTTAGTAGCCATTCATAAAGTGCAACGGGTTTCTGTGTTGGGTGGAATCTTGGTTCGGCTTTCGTTCCCTGTGGGGCGCGTTCAAATACTTTTGCATTCCCATTGAGGCTTGTCCACGCATACTCAGCCATTGCCATTGTAAATGATTCCGATATTGGTATTTTCCGCCATACGATAAAATTTCTATTTGAGGGAAGATACTCGTTGAAGTAATTGCCACCCCATATTATTTGATGCTTACTAATTCTAAATAATTCATCAAAGTATTCTTTGCCCGGCGCTATATCCCAATCAATGATTTTTTTACCATACTTTTTAAAATAGCCGCCGCCTGTTCTGCAAGGCTTTTTATACTTATCAAAACGCGCCCCACCTCTTGTTTTCTTTTCCCATTCTTCCACCCCCCCACTTCCGTAAGGCGGGTCAACGATTGCTAAATCAAAATATTTGTCCGGATATTCGCGCATTGCTTCCATGCAATCGCAGTTATAAAAACCCTCTTTTTTCATTCCTTGCCTTCCCCTTTTAGAATTTCGCATATAAAAGCTGCATTGCATGCTATATGCTTATAGTGTTCAATTTTGCTTTCGGAATCTACACTTAGTGGATCTTCTACCACTGATAGTAAGTGGCGGTATAGTGCAGCAATATATCTTTCAAGTTCAACGTTCTTCCAATTATCACGGCTTCCGTACTTCCTGTTGCCATACTCCCTTACCTCTGCAATATCCCTTACAATTTGTGTTGGTACTAATGTTAGATTAGGTTTCCCCGCATCTGCCTTTGCTTCTTGGTTGTCATTTATAAACCATGTTGTTTTTTCCGTTACCTGTGGATATGCAGTATTAAATGTTTCGTTTCCTTCGCTATCATAGTATGCTGTTCTGCTCATGCTTTACCTCTTCATGTCTTATCTTCATGCCTTTTGCTATCGCAAAGCCATATTCTGCGCATGCCCCCGGTGATTGCTTCCAATCGTTGAGCATATATATTTCATCTGCTTTATTTAAAAATGCAAAACTTACAAGCATATAATCTTCCCATGTTGCAAGCTTGCTATTTGGCAACACTGTTTCTGCGGAATTAATCACTTCATAGCCTTTTGCTTTTAGATATTCTGCTGCCGTTTTGAATTTTGCTTTATATAAGATGTCCCCGGTTATCTTCCCGCTTATGTATATTTTCTTCATTTTTATAACCTCTTCAGTTCTTGTTTACTGTATCAAGTTATTCTCTTACAGCCCAATACGTTCTTTAACCCCTACAATAAATTTTTTCTTTTCTAGCAATATCGTTAGGTCTAATGCAATCCGGTCTAATTGGTGGGTGTCAATTCTCCCACAATATGGATGTTCCTCTACATTTGCTATATCATATGCTTTGATTTCTAATTTCTTTTTTTTATATTCTATGTCCTTTTCTATTCGGTCTACTTCATTATTGATGAAGCTATCTATATTATTAATTTTTCTTAGGCGCTCTCGCATTGTGTTTTCTGCTATTGTTTCGCTTATTCCTTGCTCATCTTTACTTAGCATTATTTAACCTCTTCAGTTCCTTCTATCAAATTATGATTTTCGTATATATTGCCTATTACTTTCAGCCCATAAAGCCATATGTTATCAGTGCATAAATCTTCTAGTTCAAGGTTGCTTCGCTTGCGTTTGTCTTTTGGTATTTCCTTGTAGTCAATCAAGAAGCGCCCATCTTCAAAATGTACTTGCCATTTCTTCCAATCTTCTTGATTTTCTGATGCTGTACTCAGTAATATATCACCCTCGTATATTTCCACCCCTGTTGTGTCATTTAGTCCGCTTGATTTCATCAAGATAATTTTTTTTATTGGGTTTGCAGCTACTGCAAAATCGCCAATGTAATATGCTACTATTTGTTTTTGCCAATCTATATAAGCTGCCGGTTTTACTATTTTCAAATCTTTATCCCATACTCTGAATTTAGGTATCATCGTTACTCCTCCATTAATTCCGGGTTCTCGTATATGTTCCCGATTACTTCACAATTTCTATTTGCTTATCCCATGCTCTATATCTTGGAATCATGTTTTACCTCTTCAATCTCTATATTTGCGTTGTACCATTCTCTGTACCATTCGTCTTGCATTTGTAAAAGTTTTAGCCATTTCGCTCTGTATTCTAATGTTTCAACATTATTGTTTCTTATATCCTCATCAATTATATTCATGAACAAATCAATAATCTTATATTGATATTCGGTATTCCTGTTATACTTGATAAAGTGATTCGCCATTGCTCTGCCTGTTGCTATTCCCAATAGGATTGCAGTTATTTCCAAAAAGGAAAAAACCATAATTAAAAATAACATTAGTTCACCTCTTCAGCTTCTCGCTGTATCTCTTTAAAGTCTTTTTGATATTCTTCTAAAAATCTACTTAGTAGCTTTTTATCTGCTTCCCTTATTTCTTTGTCGTCCATAAGTAACTGTATGTATATGATTTCATGCTCTAAAAAATTACTTGCATAATTCATTAGCTTGTATTGTTCAATCCTCTTTTTCTTATGCGTTGGTTTTATTATTGAATATATATATACTAAATTTGCTATGATCATACCTATACTAGCTGCGATTATAAGATGTTCCCTATAATTCATGATTAACCCCTTTATTTCTCTTATAGTTGCTTTAACCTCTTTACATGCGAACATCTAAATATTGTGTTGTCTTGTTCGCCTTCGCAAAAATAATGCTTTGGATTGCCGTACCTGTCTATGTTTTCTTCTGTCTTTCTTAAGATGCCTCTATATGCAAAATCATCAAATAGTGTTATTTCTACATGCTGCCCTAAATAAATTTCTAATTCACTTTGTTTCATTTTTCTCCCCCTTTGTATGGTTCGGGTAGTGGCATCCATGCGGTGCATGTTATTTCTTTATTCAGTCCTACAGATAGGCTTTCTATCCATATGTGCTTGCCATCTGTCAATAGTACATTCTCTAGTGGGTGTGGCAGTTCGCTTGCCTTTTCTTTTATGTACGTGCTGTTCTTTTCTTTTTTTAAGATTGTTATAGGTCGCCACTGCATGTTGTTTTCATCCGTTGCAGTTTCATGTTTTATCTTTTCTTCTATGCATTGAATCTCAACTTGTATATCACTTCTTAACCTCTTCAGTGATTTTTCTGCTTTCCCGCCATTCTTTTCAATCGTTAAATCTATGCCTTTTAGTCCTTCCTTTAAATAGCTTTTAGCATACATCAATATCTTTTCATTTGTTATCATCTTTAGCCACCGTTCTTTTATTCGTTCCCAACTTCATTGCCCCAACAATCAAAGCCATCACGTTCAGTTCTTGCGTATAGTTCTATTTTCTTTAAATTAGGATATAACCTGTTTATTATTTCAAAAGAGATTTCGGGTTTTTGACTATGTCTTTTTACTTTTTCAGCGAATACTGTATGTATTTTCCCGCGTTCTTCTTTTGCGATTTTTATTAATTTGCCTTTATAGCAATAAAGCAAATATTCGTGTCCATATCTAACTGTAAATGCTGAAGGTATACCTGTAACCTTATTCCATATCATTCGTGCGTGTACTTTATAGCCTAGTTCTTTTGCAATTTCTTCAGCTTCAAAAAGGTATTTGTCTATTGTCCATAAAAACATAACTGAATTATCGTTTGTATTTTCTGTGGCTACTTTTAGGTGTTCTTTTATTTCATCTATGCTACATGTTGGATATTCTAACGGTTTTCCGCTTGAGTTTACTCTAACTGCTTTTTTCCCACCCCGCGATTGTTTCCACGGCGGATCTGCAAGTATAAGATCATACTTTTTATTCGTGTTAAATATATCTACATACATTGTTAGGCTTCCATCCTCTCTGCTATATCCTGTATTACTGTAACTGTAACCCCGTTGCCCGCTTGCTTATATAGTTGGCTATTTGAGTTAAATTGTTCTGCACGTTCAAAGTATTCATCTTCCCATCCTTGAAGCCTAAAGCATTCGCGCGGGGTAAGTTTTCTTATGGCCAGGTAACAATTATATTTATCGCTCCATATTGCCCATGCTTTGCAATCTTCTGCTATTTCTACAACGGCAGTTTGATTGCAGTTTGTATCAAGTGTTTGAGCAACTTGCTTTCCTACTCTGCCCCTTCTTAATTTGCTATTTGGAAATGCAAAATTGATGCTATCTCCCTTTGTCGCTTCTGTGTACCCTCTCTTTACAGCTTCTTTCACCTTGATTTCACCCCCCCCACTTGTGGTTGAAGTGTCAACGGATATTGCTACCCCGTGTCTATCCTGTGCCGTTAATGTGAATGCGGGTTCGCCATTTTCTTTGAATCTTCTTCCATTCTGTCTTTTGATTGCCATTTCGGGTGTTAATACAGGAAGTGCAACTGCCGTTCCCGTTGCCTTATTGTTAGATATTCCTCTGTCCTCTCTAGCTGTTAAACAGTTTGCAAGGTCTATTTTGCGTGGGCTATTGCAAGATTTATCAATGCCAAAAGGCTGTATTACATGTGGGCTATTTTCCCCCCCACTATGAGTTGTGAGGCATGGGCTTATTCCGGTGTCGCTATACACTCTATATGGTGAGGGGTTGCCCCTGTCGCTATTCTGTGTATATTGTCCTATTTGTTTAATACTATTTTTTGTGCTTGTTCCCGCGATAGGAAATATACGGGATCTACTTCGGTTTCCAAAATGTCCGATAATGAATATTCGCTCGCGGTTTTGCGGTACTCCGTGATGTTTAGAATTGAGAATTTGCCATTCTGCATTGTACCCGCACTCGGCCAATTCAACGAGAAGTCGGGCAAAATCATATCCTCGATTAATTGAAATAAGATTGCGTACATTTTCGATGAATAAATAGTTGGGTCTATCTTCTTCTTTGAGTTGTTTAAGAAGGTTTGTAACTCTAAAAAACAAGCTTGAGCGGTTTCCTTTAAACCCTCGTTGTTTTCCGGCAATACTGATGTCTTGGCATGGGAAGCCAAAGCACCAACACTCGGCTCTTGGCATGTCGGTTGCAACAATTCTGCAAACATCATCTGCGTACCATTCCCCATTGAGGTATTCATATTTCAATATCTCCTTTTGTCTTTGTTTTAGTGGTAGTGTTAGTAGGTATTCTCTTTGCTCTTCTGTGATAGTATGCATGGATCGATAACTTGCTTCTGCGTACTTGTCTACTTCGCAATGTCCTACGCATTCATGCCCCGCAAGTTCCATTCCGCGGGTAAAACCCCCAATACCGCTAAAAAAATCAATAAACTTCATATAATAACCCTTACTTTGTCTTTTCTATTTCTGCATATAGACTGCCCCACAATTCTGTGCGGTTTTCTTTCATGAATTTCAAGGCTTTTATTTTGCCGTATGATAACCCCTTCAGTTCGTCCGGTGCATTCGCAAGTTCTTTATCTATATTTGTATTTCCGCTTGTGTTCGCTAGTTCCTTTAGTCTTTTATTTTCTTTGCATCTGCGATCACTTTCGCGCCCCGCTTCACGGCTACATTCTTTTGAGCAATTGCGTTGCTGCTTGTATTGTGTGTAAAAGATTCTATGGCATACACTACATTCTTTAGCAAATACACTCGGCATCAGTTCTATTATTTCGTTGATTGTTTCCTCGCTAAAAATTCTTATCATCGCATCTGTGTTGCCTTTGCTTATAAAGACTAAATCGCCTTTGCACTTATCTCTTATTGTTAGCCCCTTTTGCGATTGCATATATTCGATATTTGGGGTTAGTTTGCTTTCTGCTACCTTCATGACTTCCCCTTAAAATGGTATATCCTCGTCAATTTGCTTGAAGCTGTCCGGCATTTCTTCATCGTTAAAGTTTCTTTGATTATCCGGCGCCGCTTCCTTCTGTGATTTCCACTGCAAAAATTCTATCCTGTCGGCTATAACATCCATCGTATATACTGTATCTCCGTTTTTATTCTTATAGCTTCCTGTTTGTAGTCTGCCTTGCACGGCAGCAAGCAAGCCTTTTGCTAAAAACTTCTCGCAGTTTTCTGCTTGCTTTCCAAAAACTGTGATGCGTGGGAAGTCTGTGCCTTTGCTTTCGCCTTTATTGTCGCGTCCACGATCTATTGCAAGCGAGAATGTAGCCACCGCCAACTGCTGCGGTGTATATCTTAGTTCCGGTTCCCTTGTTAATCTTCCTATTAATGTAACGTTATTCATCTTTTAAATTCCTTATAATTCTTTGTGCTATTGCATGCGTATTGTTCGCATTTTCTTTTATAAAACTTTCCATGTCTGTGCGATACATACAGCGGTGAATTTCTTTATTATAGTTTTCACATTTTCTACAACATCTAGTGCATACTATTTCGCTTTCGCGCGGGCATTGTCGCCATTCTTTCTGCTTATCTGTTCCACTTCCGCATAATGGGCAAATCATGGGTTAATCTCCTCGCAGTAGTTTTTCCCTATAATCTCCATCCATGCTTGTACTGCTTCTTCCTGTGTGCAGCCATCTTGCATTAAATCTGCAATATATTTGCGTTCAGTTTCCGCCCTTAATCTGTCGCGTTCTTCTACCCACTGTGGCTCTGCCCCGTGCAGTTTCCTGTGATGTTCCGGGCATACATCAATTTGAAAACCAAAATCAATGCTAGTTTGTCTTAGATAGCCATAAAATAGTTCATGGCGCTCTGCGTAAGGTCTGCCACAATATTTGCATATTCTTTCTGCCTTATCTTTGTAGCCGTTTGTTTTTTTCTGTTTCTTTTTGCGCTTTGGTTTTGGAAATAGCGCCCCTTTATAATCGCTCATTGTCTTTGCTCTCCTTGATTCTGTATTCCCTTGCTGTGCGTGGCATATATTTAAAGCCATCCATTTGTACTGCTGATACTTCCGCTATATCCTCTTCATTCAAAATAAATTCTTTATTGTTGAACATTTCTATAAGTTCTGCGGGACTTTCTGCAATGTCATCCGGCAGCTTCAATTCATATGTTACCTTTAATCTGTACATGTTCGCGTTCCTCTCTATATGTCAAATACCTTGTAGCGTTTTTATATCAAAACCCCTTTAAAATATCTTTGTGCTACAAGGTATTTGATAGCTACTTGTTAGCTTCTGCCATTACCTTATCTGCATATTCTTGCCCCTTGTATGGGCTTCCTGTATTGTATGCAGCAAGTGCCATGTGATAGTTTCCGTATGTGTCTAGTAGTTCTGCAAGTATGTCGCAGCCTACTGTTAGATTTTGTTTTGGGTCTTTTAAATCTGTGATGCCTAATCTATCAATCCTTGCTTTATGCCATTTGGGTTGAATCTGCATAAGCCCGATTGATTGCCCATTATCGCCAACGGCTTGTGGATTGCCATTTGATTCGATTTTTATAATCGCTTTTACAATATCCGGATCTAGCCCGTATTGCTCTGCAATCTGCGTTGGCAAGTCCTTTTCTGCTGCAAAACTTACTTCTTTATATTCGGGCTTCGGCTTGCATGCTTCCGGGTTATCTATGGCCGTTGCTATGCCATTTAATACAAGTACAAGTGCTATTATTCCTATCGCGCTTAAAAGCCTTTTCATTTTATAAACACCTCCTTGCCGCAAGCTTCTTTGATACATCCTCAATGTAGTATTTCTTTTGCTTTCCTCGCTTGTCATAATGGCAGCCAATACATACTTTTATTGCTTCCGCTTTGCGCATATCCATGACTTTTGCGAGTTTCTCAGTGCTGATTACAATTGCACCTTCTGTTGCTTCCTTTAGATTTCGTTCAATTTCGGTTTTTGTCATTTGCAATCTTCCTTCCTATAAGCCTCTTCAATTTATTCTTGCGTTT